CGATGACAAGTCCTGAAGCTAAGCGCCTCTGGAGGCGTGCCATCAAAGAACACTTCAACTGCACTTGTGCATATTGCGGAGAACACTATGACATTAATCAACTTACTCTTGACCACGTTCGTCCTAAATCTATGGGCGGAGAAGATCTTACCAGTAACCTTGTACCAGCCTGTCAAAAGTGTAATCAGGATAAAGGGAGTAGCAATTGGCTTCAATGGATGCGTAAAACATTCGGTGTAACATCGAGAGAACAATTTATTCTATCACACATTAACTAATCATGCCTAATAAATCTAGTATGTCTACTTGGGAAGAGGCAAACAAAAAACTAGCTGAAGCTCGTAAGAAGCGTGAAGCTGAGCGTGGTACTTCTAAAACCACAAATCCTCTTATGGAAGATTTTAAGAAGCGCATGGAAAAGCGTGAAATAGAGAAAGCTAAGGAGGATCTTAAAACTCAAAAGAAAGAAGCACGTAAAGCTAAACGTCAGTTCTCCACACAAAAAGATAAATTTCAATATGTAGGCCCTAACGGTAAGGAGTATATGGGTCCTGGTGGTGGCCCCAAACGTGAACGTAAGGCTAAGAAGGAAGAAGCTGCCAAGAAGGCTCCTAGGCGGCGTCCTACGGGTCGTCAGGAGATGATTGCCCAACGATACATGGATAACGAAAAGCGTAAGAAAGAGGGCGGCTCTAGCGTAGTGGAGAGCTGAGTATGGCTCCTAAGAAGATGCCTAAAGGTAGGCAACAGTCTCGCGAGATTCAGAAAATATTACGTGAGGGCACGTACACTACTACCGATCCACAAGGTCAAATTAACGTTATGCGGCAATACCAAGCTGCTAACTTGATTCCACCAGAATTTGATACACCTAATCAATTATCTGATGCTGTATCGATGGAAATGGCATCTGGTCTTTCTAAGGAGCAAGCTCTTGGTAAATTAGGTGTTACTTTGCCACGTTCTTTTTTTGATAACAAAGGCAAGTTAATCGGTAGAAAATTTCGAGATGCTCAAAGTCCAGCACTTATTGAAGCGTGGAATAAAGCTACAAAAGGGATGCCAGCTCAAACACTTGGTAAACTTGAAGGTTCAGAGTGGAGTAATGAGCAAAAAGTGCTACAAGAAGTAGGACGTAGACTTGGCATGAAGCTAGACTTAGGACATTTTGAAACATCCGCTTCCGGTGCTCCAGGTAATATAGCTGCTGCAGGTGCTGAATATGCCCAAGCTAATCAAGCAGCTGGTCGTAGTTTAGAGAATCCATTTAGACCGCAAACACAAACTGAAATTGCCGATATTGGGATAGCAACAAATAAAGTGCAAGGTTTGGCCGAGGCAGATATATTCTCCCAAGATTTACCTACAAGAGGTGGGCTTATTGGGAGACCACTTAACCCTTATATTTCTGTTTTACTAGGAACAACCTTAAGTAATCAACAATCACGTTTGTTGCCGCAAGAAAATTTAGAGACGCTCAACTACACCTTTGATCAGTTAGAAAGGCAAGGTGCTAATCCAGTTGCCATGTACGATTACATCCGTGAGCGAGCTGGAGAAGGTATTGACATTAATGAAATGGCTAAGGCTGGACAAGCACAATATGATATCTCTAAATTTGCTCCGAACGTAGAAGCTCCCCAAGCGGGTCCAGTAAAAATTATTAAACCCCCTCCTTCTAAAGGGCCAACAGGTACAACTAAAGGTGTTCCTAAAGGTTTGATGCGACCTATTACACCCAGTCAGTCGCTTGGTAAAATGGCTGCAGCTATTGCAAATAGAGAACCCGTACCTCAACCTAAACCAGTAGTTGCTAAACCTACTGCAAAACCAGCTGCAGCTAAGCCTAAACCGCCAACTGTTAAACCACGAATTACACCTAAACCTTCAACTACTAAAACTCGTAGTAAACCCGCAAGTGCTAGTATGCAGATCAGAGCGTTGCAAAACACTGTGCCCGACGCTTTAAACATCTACCCTGGAATGGGTCTCCCATCTAATACACTAATCCAAGGTATTTAACTACCCCCCCCCACCAGAGTCTGCTAGCAGGCTCACAGCGGTACCTAGGAGCCCCAGGAGGGGGCCTCTAGGTGCCTTTACGTATATTCTATTATTATGAACTCCAAAGGCCATACAGGGGCTTGTGGGGAGCTGTTTGTGACTCAATACTTTCTAGAGCTTGGCTTTGAAGTACTTCGCAACGTAGCACCTACGGGACCCATTGATCTCGTCATCTATCGTGACGGCAAACTGACTCCCATTGATGTAAAGACTACAACCACCGCATACACACGAGTAGACGGTTCCATCATGCTTAATGTTAAAGTGTGTAAACGTGATGACGGTGTATGGCAGGTCGGATTTAATCACCAGACCAAAGAGGTGCATATCCCTGAAGGGTTTTGGGAGGAAGTCTGATGGATACCCTTACAGCATTAAGAGACGATTTTAAGCTCTTCCTTCAAGCACTGTGGGGACAGCTAGATCTACCATCCCCTACCCGAGCACAGTACGCCATTGCTGATTACCTACAACACGGTCCTAAACGACTACAGATCCAAGCCTTCCGAGGAGTCGGTAAAAGTTGGATTACTGGAGCGTTCGTTCTGTGGACTCTCTTTAATAATGCAGAGAAGAAGATCATGATTATCTCAGCTTCTAAGGAGCGAGCTGATAACATGTCTATCTTCCTTCAGAAGCTTATTATTGAGACACCGTGGTTAGCTCACCTCCGTCCTAAGGATGATAATGCACGGTGGAGTCGTATTAGCTTTGATGTTAACTGTACCCCTCACCAAGCACCGTCTGTAAAGTCCGTTGGTATTACCGGTCAGCTTACGGGTTCTCGTGCAGACCTCATGATCTTAGACGATATCGAGGTGCCTGGTAATAGTATGACTGAGATGATGCGAGAGAAGCTCCTTCAACTTTGTACTGAAGCGGAGTCCATCTTAACACCTAAGAAGGACAGTCGTATCATGTACCTTGGTACACCACAGACTACCTTTACCATCTACCGTAAGCTTGCTGAGCGTAACTATCGTCCCTTTATCTGGCCATCACGCTACCCACGTAAAGACAAACTCTCTCAATACGAGAACCTTCTAGCCCCACAGATTGTAGAAGATATCGACATGGGTGCTGAGGAGTGGACACCAACAGATCCTGATCGCTTCACCTCTGATGATCTCCTAGAACGTGAGGCTGCTATGGGTCGTAGTAACTTTATGCTTCAGTTCCAACTTGATACTACCCTTAGTGACGCTGAGAAGTTCCCACTTAAATTTAGTGATCTTGTTATAACTTCTGTTAACCCCACCCAAGCACCTGATGCTGTGGTGTGGTGTAGTGACCCCAGGAACGTCCTTAAGGACCTACCAACCGTTGGACTACCCGGTGATTACTTCTACTCCCCCATGGCCCTTCAAGGGGAGTGGGGACCATACACCGAAACCATTTGCTCCGTAGATCCCAGTGGTAGGGGTACCGACGAGACAGCAGCTACTTACATCTCCCAACGTAACGGATTCCTTTATGTACATGAGGTAAGAGCTTACCGTGACGGTTACTCCGACACAACACTACTTGATATATTAAGGGGTTGTAAGAAGTACGGTGTTACTAAACTCCTAATTGAGACCAACTTTGGAGATGGTATGGTTTGTGAGTTATTTAAAAAACACCTACAACAAACTAAACAAGCTATTGACGTAGAAGAGGTAAGGGCTAATGTCAGAAAAGAAGACCGCATTATTGATACCCTTGAGCCTGTTCTTAATCAACATAAGCTTATTGTTGATCGCTCTGTGGTGGAATGGGACTACAGCTCGAATAAGGAAGCCCCACCCGAAGACCGACTCCTATATATGCTATTCTATCAGATGTCAAGGATGTGTCGGGAGAAAGGTGCAGTAAAACATGATGACCGTCTTGATAGTCTAGCACAAGGTGTTAAGTACTTTACAGATGCTATGTCAATTAGTGCGTACGAAACTGTAAAGATGCGTAGACAAGAGGAGTGGAATGATACCCTTGAGATGTTTATGGACGACCCACAGACTGCCACAAATCACTTGGTAATGGGGTTTAGTTTAGACCAAAGAAGACAAGCTAGAGGTAAAGTTAAAAGGTCAATTCCAACGTGGGTATAGGGTGCGTTAGTACGCACTAACTGTCGCTGAAAACCCTTGCAAACACTCAATCATGCCCCTAAAGGGGGGGCTGAAAGGGTGGATTCAGTTCTCCCGAAAGGAGAAGTAGACATGTCTTAATAAAGACACATCTACTTCTCTCTTTACTAATGATCAGTGAGAAGACTCCAAAGACAAACACTCTTCCTCTTAGATCATTCTGTAAGTACTACTTCTAACTTACTCTAACTAGTACTGAATCCAGTGAGTACTTATTCTACCAATCCTTCTGAATCCCGTCACTACTTATACTACTGTTAGCTAACTTAGTAGTAGAACTTGTATATAAGAAATACTAGGTTCTTGGCCTTTTAGTGTTCACTTTGTTACACACTCTTCTTTACGTAAATACTAGTGGTTTCAGGGATAAGTGTATCACTGTAAACATTAATCCTTGACTTTCTTAATGAAACCTAGGTTTTATGAGTAGAACATATCGTAAACAACCACGTTATAATCAATTCCGTAACCCTCAAACATTTAATGAGTTAAAACAAGTGAGAGTTAGTAATGATTACTTGGATAATGAATATCCAGTATCTACTCGTAATCGTTATATCCCCACAGCTTGGGATGATATCACTGCTTCTTCCATCTACCAAAACGATCACCACACTAAATGACTTCCACCCACACTGTTCAACTGGTACACATCACTCCTAATGCTGAAGAACTCATCAGCTATATGGCACGTGTGTCTAATCCTTCTAACCAAACCAATAACGAGACAGCACCAAAGCTTATTAGGTACCTAATCAAGCATAACCATTGGTCTCCGTTTGAAATGGTTAATATGTGTGTGTCTATTGAAACTACTAGGAGTATAGCTGCACAGATCCTTAGACACCGTAGCTTTTCCTTCCAGGAGTTTAGTCAACGGTATGCAGAAGTACCTATCCCTGCAAGACTACCTGAACTCCGTAGGCAGGATGTTAAGAACCGACAAAATAGTATTGATGACTTAGATGAATCAATAAAGAAAACCTTTGAGTTTCGTATTGGACAACTCTATGGTGATGCCTATCGTATCTATAAAGACATGGTAGCATCAGGTGTAGCTAAAGAATGTGCTCGTGAAGTGCTTCCCCTAGCTACACCAACAAGGTTGTACATGAATGGAACAATTAGATCTTGGTTGCATTACTGTGATCTTCGTACCTCTAACGGTACTCAGAAAGAACACGCACTTATTGCAGCACGTATCAAAGGCATTCTCTACCAACACCTCCCTAACGTATCAAAAGCGATGTGGTCAAAGAACTTAAGCTAAATGAGTTCCAAGTACTCTATAAGACCTGGAAAACAAATGTGATCTGGTTAGATCACCTCCTTCTAGGTCTTCTAGTGTGGCTTGAACAAAAACTCATAGATAATCGGATTAAAACCGATCTTGATGCCGCAATTGAACAATACGACACCCTACTCCCACCTCCCCCATCTCCTGTCTACACAGAAACACCGTCTAAGACCTCCACAAGCCTCCCTGACATGCGTCTTACTGCTCCCTGGTATGATCCCGTTGATGACGGGCTAGAGGGGCGTTAAAGGGGGCCTTAGATTTTTGACATAATTTTGTGAAGCCTTATATCGACTGTGGTCCTCGCGAATACCCCCATATACGTACCCTAATTGCCAATAATTGCAATCTAGGACGCATACCGTATGTCCTGTGTTGTCCAATTCATAGCAGCATCAATCAGGGTTGGACAGGGTACAGGGGTGGGAAGGACTGCGATTACTGGTGTGTCCAATAGCTGCGTACCTGTGATTGGTGCAGGTACTCTGGACACAGTACTATGTGTTATTGAGAATAATTATCAGCATTGCACGTGATTAGTATAGGGTAGCTATGGCTTATTGAGAATAGTTTGCAATAAGGATAGGTAGGGATAAAGTGATCTGTCTGCCCTCCCCATTCAAATAGGACAGCGCAGCTATAACGCTCTCAGCCACCTCTACAAGGCTCTACAACAGGGCTGTGCTGTTGATTAGGTACAACGACACCAAAGGATAAGTAGAGGCACCTTAGAGGTGATTCTAAATGGATTGACCTGTGTTCACTGTATTCACACTCAC